GATAACTCTGTCGATACACTTTCCAATAGCAGTGCCACTGTCTATATGGGTAAGTATGGTTCATCACAATATTGGGATGGACAATTGAAGAACATGGCATTGTATGACTCTGCCATTTCAGGAAGTGTCATTTCTTCTCACTACAGTTTGGGAACTGGAACAGTATCAGTCAGTGCTGATGTCACTGATATTGATATTGCAGGTCAAGATGCTACTGTTACAGCTGGTACAGATTTAACCGTTTCAGCTGATGTAACTGACATAGATATCACTGGATACGATGCTACAGTCGTTGCAGAAAGTCCCAATGCAGAAATAACTGCTGATGTAACGGATATCGATATTGCTGGACAATCGGCAACAATAACAACTGAATATGGTGTTGAAATTACTGCTGATGTCAGTGACATTGCCATTGATGGTAAAGATGCTGATTACATCATCGTATTCAAAGATTATGATAACCAAGTATCTGCTGATTCTCCACGCCATTGGTATAAGTTCAATGATTCGTTGAGTGACAGTGGATCATCTGCATTGACACTTACCGGAACTGATGTTACCTATGGAACTACTGATCCATTAACTGGAACATTTGGTGCTACTTATCTTGACACTTGGTATATTAATGTCAGAGGTAATACTCGTACAACGATGGAATCTTTCCTACCTACTATTGCTAGTGGTGGAGCAATTGAATTCTGGGTGAGAACTACCTCTACTGCAACAGGTGCCATTGTCTCAGTCTTGGAAGCGCAGCCATCACCATCAACTGATTCTCAATATACTTATGGCACGAGAACCAGATTGGTTAATTATGATGGACTTGGCAATGACTACTGGAGATATTCATTGTCAAATGGATCTTATACTTATGGATCTGTTAATGGATATTTGTCTGTGGGTAGATACACTGGATCACACATTGTTCCATCTACATCAGATTCCATTCCCAATGTCATCAACTGGATTTCCAGTGGAAAATATATTGCTGATGGTAATTGGCATCATGTTGTCCTCAATGTTCAAAAGTCTGGTAGTTCATTGATATTGAAGACTTATGTAGACAATACTGAGACTACTACCAATATTGCTTTCTATGATCCATATACGACATCCGTACCTGGACTATTCGTAGTGGGAACTACAGGTGCGTTGTTCACATCTCAAGAGAAATATATAGTTTCATCTTTGACCATGGATCTAGATGAAGTAGCTGTTTACTCTTCGTATCTTTCAACTACGAGAATAGCAGCTCACTATGATGCTCGATTTGGATCAACAGCATATGATCCTGATGTAACCATTGATGTTGATACAACCAACATTGCTGTAGCTGGACTCGCTGCAACACCTCAGATTTCATTGACTTATAGTGTTCCCGATGCTGGACAGATCAATGTTGATTCATATGCAACTATTATTGATCCTGGAATTGGATCAAGGTTACTTGGATCAGATATCACTGATATTGCAATCATGGGACACGATGCCGTTGCTGGTGGTGAAAGATCCATTGAGATTGCACTCGATGATAATCCGGCTGACATTGCAGTTGAAACAATAGGATTGACTTCAATTCTTGCAACGAACAATGACATTGTATTTGACTTCGTTCCATCAGATACGATTGCTTTGACTGCACGTGATGCAGCTTCACTTGGTCCTATAGACCTTGGTGCATTCTTGTTCAGTCAGTCCAAAACAACCAAATTCAAGTTGGCTAACCTATCTTCATTCATCGTAGGTTATACGCTTTCTATAGTTTCTTCTAATGCAGAAATCATTCCAAATGTACTATTGTCATTGGATGATGAAACTTATTCAACGAGTGTTTCATTCGAGAATGTTCAACCCAATTCGATTACACCAACGATATGGTTGAAACTTGAAGTGCCTGCTGGTCTTTCGACTGGAGATGGTAACTTCTTGATCAACGTGGAAGGTACATATGTCGGCAACTAATTCAACTGGGTGGGTAGCCCGCAACTACAATTCACGTGGTCTTATCACACACAACATGCCAACCAGAAACCTGGTACGTACCAGTAATGGTGTGCTTTGGGCTGCCATTCGTGAGAATATCCAATCCAAGTATATAAGAATTTATCGTTCTATTACAAATGGATTTTCATGGGATTTGATGTGGCACGGCACATTCACATCTCCAGGATTCAGATTCAGCGGAGTTGCTGGACTGAATACAAATGGTCCAATCATGCATCTCATGGTTGACGAGCGTCGTAACCGCATGGTGTTGCTACACAGCTTCTACAACACTGCTCCAAATCCAGATCAATACCAAGTTGAACCATTCATTTTTAAACTGACAACTGATGATCGTATTGAGCGTATAGACCCTGCTCCTGGTACACCATCATTGTATAACTTGATAGATGTTGATATGGATCAAATGGCCATGCAGGTCAGTCAAAACGATGACTACATCTGGATGACCTACATGTCATATAGTCAATTGGAATTGACAATCATGCGTTCCGATGAACCAATCGTAGCTACAGCTATCACTGGTCCATCTGGTTCAGACTATTTCAATGTTCATGCTACCAATGTCACTGACAACAATGAATTAGATGTGCTGTTGGTGGAAGACCGCAACAGTCAGATTGCTTTGACGCACGTGCGATATGAGAAGAACTCCAACCTATGGAGCGCACAGCATGACATTGCTGAATTTCAGATGACAAATATATATGATGTCAACTTGGAACGAGATGGCAATGGGACTCTATGTGCGGCATGGAGTCAATTCAATACAGCGGGAACATCCATTTCAATTTATTATTCATTGTCATATGATAATGGAAGCACTTGGGAATCCGCAGTTCAAGTGCCAAAGACCTCAGGTCATACTGACTTCATTGATTCTCCAACAGGTCAGTATGCTACAAGATTAAATGTATTGGGACTTGCTGAAGGCGGGTTTATCTTTACATACGTTCGTTCGGTGTCGAGTGTGGATATGTGCTACTGGCGTCGCCTCTCCTACTCAGCTGGTGTGTATACACTCGGCACTGAACTTGAATTAGCATCAAACTGTAGTGGAGCTAAGTTCTTCAAAGCTACCAGTACAACATTGTTCAATGGCACTGAAGCTGAGAACATTAGAGTTGGCTATGTTATTGGACAAGGTAATAGCACGGTACAGTCAGACAACAAACCCGTCTCACTACGCTCTAAGACGCTCTCAGAGGGCTTAGACACGACATCTGATGCATACATCGAAGACAGTGCAGCGGCTAATCAATTGGCAGTTGCATTCAATATTCTTGGTAGTCCGAATGACAATGTGGATTATTACGCTGAAGGTCTGACAGGCAGCACCACAACCAAGTACATCAATGCATTCAATAAGATTGGTACAACAATCAGAATGTATAAATATGAACCAGATGAAAACAGCTACATGGATGATAGAACTGCTTATCTTCCAGCTGAAGAATATTCATCGAAGGCTGTCTTCTCGCCTATCAACTATTCACTACCAGTGTCTCAGGCTAATGAATTGTTTACTACTTACATGGAACGTGACACTCGTAAGATCTACTTACCACCCACATTTCATTTGAGCAGAACATTTACTTTGAACAAAGGACAAAACTTGAAGCGTACTGTATGGACTGCCGCATTTGATGGCAATATATACGAGCTTACTCAAGTTGTTCCTTTTTTCTTGAACTCTGAGATTGCTTATTATTCGGCAAATGCATATGTGATTGGTCCATCTAATGATCCATTTGCAAGAACAATTTTACCAACGGAGACCTGATGAGTACACAAGTAGCTACCTTTACATTCTCATTACCAGAGGATGTCAATGCCAATAGGTTAGACATCTATGCATCGACAACTGAAAGTGGTTCATACGGTCTCGTATACAGCGCTGACTATGAGTATGGTACTACTTCGTATGAATACAGTGCAATGGATGATATCTATTGGTACAAGATTCAGTTTGTCAATACAACTACTAATGCAACTGGTCCTTATTCGGAGCCAGTATTTGGTGGCATGTTCAATGCACATGCTCCATTTTTGGCTGTTAGCTCAAGTTGGGATGGTGCAAATTACGCTACAACACAAGACGTTTATGACTATAGCGATCTTACTTCAGATGATGTTTCTACATCCAAAGTTAGCAAGGCTCTTAGACGAGCTCGTGCGCAAATTGATTATAGAACATCTGAAATGGGTATTGATCGTTTTGATAACTTTGATGATGATACTGCACGCAGAAAGTTTAACGCTAGTCTTCAAATCCTGAAGGAAGCCGAAATCTGCTTGGCACTGTATCAAATGTATACAAACCTATCTGACAATATAATCATTCGTAATATGCGTGATGGAGTAGGCAGCATTGCTGGTTCAATCTCAATTGGAGATACCAGCATTTCTGGTGACAGCTTGGCAGAACGCAGTGAGAATATCATTTACTTGGCAACTCTTGCTGATCGTTATTATCAGATGGCTGAGCGTTTGCTTGCACAATTGGATCAAAATACTGTAAGATTGCTCAGCACTGACTGGATCACAAGGGCACCTCGCTTCAGATATCCTTTTAACGGATGGAACTAATTTCCATATAACTTGTTACTTTCAATTAATTGTGGTATACTATTAATAATGAATGGCAATGGCATTGAGAATCAAATGACAATGTTGAATGATTGCAATGCAATGGCAATGCCATTCTTTTCACTACAATTGAGGAGAGGACAAATGATATGGAAGTTACAGGTGTTATTGACCGTTCTAACGTTCGCGAAACAACTGGCGCAGTTTATGTTAACAATGTCGAGATTGATGGTAATGGCAAGGTAGATTGTGTCATCATCAAAAAGACTACACCTGTTTGGAGGGCAATTGCTCAAGCAAATGATGGTGAAACGTTTTTGGCGAAAGGCCGCATAGAAGATGGAGACCGTGGACCCAAGTTCATTGTAAGTACTATTTACCTTGGACATGACAGGATCCAAGAAGATCGTGTTTCCGTGGACACGAATGCAGTTGTATCTACAATCGGCCTTGTGGATATAGGTGCAAAATTAGAAGCTATATTCGTTCGACTGAACGTATCAAATCCAGCTAAAGGATTGATTGGGGATCTACTCTTCGAGATGGGTCATCCCAATCATTCAATACCAGAGACATTTTAAACTCCTGTGAAAAGAAGGTGAGTAGACCATGTGGCCCAGATTAGCCCTTATGCTGGAGGAAAAGTTTGGTCCCATGGTCGCTCGCTTTGTTGCATCCAAAGCAGGACGTGTTGTTGCTGGTGAAGTAGAAAAAGCTGGTGGAGCTAAATTACTTGCTAAGTCTTACGCCACAATCTATAAAAGGATCGGCGCAAGAAACTTACGTAAAGCAGCACTATCAGGATCTTTCAATACATTAGATGCATTACAAGGCACTACATCAACAACCAATTGGATTGTCAAACGTATTGCCACATCAGAGTATCTGAAGACATATAGATCTTTAGCTATCAATCAATTCGCGACAACACGAAATGCCAAGATAGCACTTGATGCAAGACGTGCAGCATCCAAAGCAAAGTATTCAAACTTATTGACTAATGCTATTGCCAATCAATCATACGGAAAAGGACTGTCAACAGCTGCTCAGTATCTTTTGCAGCCACAAACAAAAAAGCAAAGATTCACTCAAGGCTTTGTCAAAGGTATATTCAATCAATCTGCTTCTACTGCCATTTTCAATTTCATCAGTGTATTTCCTGAGACTGGTGGAGCAGCATGGTCGACGCAATTCGTACAAAACTTAGACGAACTGTATTTACCAGTAGGCAGTGCCAATAGCAAATTTGCTAAAGTGGAAATGGCAGTGAGAGCTTTTGACGTAGCTACCATTAGAAAAGGACAGTCCGGCAGCTATTCAAGAATATTGCGTCCTGAACTATATCGCGGCATCAAATCAATTCCTACTCATCCTAATGGAAAATTAGCTGGTGTAAGTACATTTCTAGGAAATACATTCACACCAGAAGGATTAGGAAGATTAGCAGGAGCATATGCTACAAGACAGATTCTATTAGCTACTGGTCAAGACGAGCGCCAACAGAAAACATATGCAAAAGCCGCAACAAGAAACAAGGTTTTTGTGAAAGGTTACACTCGTTCAGATGGTTCAAGTGTAAACGGATATTGGAGAGAGAAATGAGTGATTGTACTTACGGATTCATTTGTGGTACTTCATTTAAAGATGTTGCTTTTTATGAGGGTCGTAATACAGCAGAGCACCAAGCCTTTGCAGAGTACCACCTACGTAAACCAGTAACAATCGCGCACAATTTCAACCCATGGTTAGAACCTGGCGCATAGATCAAGGAGAGATTAAATGAGTGAAGCAGTAGAGAAAATTGATTGGAATACTGATCCAAGAAAGGCAAAAGCAATTCAAGCATGGAGGGAAAATCCTTCATTGAGCAATAAAGCTGTAGCTGAATTAGCTGGCGTTTCTGACAGAACAATCAATCGTTGGAGAACTGATCCAGAATTTGTTAGTTGCCTGGTAAGTGAATCTCGTCTTTTATTGAATTCAAGATTGCCTCAATTATACGATGTCTGCGTAGATAAAGCTCTAAAAGGAGATTGGAGATTTATGAAGTTGATATTGGATCATGTTGAGATGATTGAGCAATTACAGCGTGATGTTGTTGCTGAAAATACATTCATCATTCAATGGAATTCAATTGGAGTATCTGAATGAAATTGGCAGAACAAACACCATTGAGATACGCAGATCACTTGAATGCAAGAATGACACAGTTATTGAGAGACTATGCCAATAGATTCGAAGTGATGACTGATGAAGACAAAGAGATTCAAATAGTATTGTTTAGAAGTTTTACTGAAGTAGAACAAGAGACAGTACCACAGAGATCTGTAGGTAGCTTCTGATGAGACAAACAAGAATAGATACTGATGAAGTCATTGTCATTGAGGCTACTCGTTGGGATAAAGAACAAGGGTTTTATACTGAGACAGTCAATGTTTCTGTTTCGCCTGAAGTATATGATGCAATAGATGATTGGACGCAACACACACAATCCCAACAGTTACCAGAAATACAAAGGATTCCTTCAAGATGGATATATGATGAAGATGGTTCAATCATTGGTATTGCCAGTGGTACTGAAGAGAAACTCATTGAGTCTCAACCATTGGATCTCAGTCATCCTATATTCAATGCTGCTGACATTGTCAATAATGATGTTTGTCGTTGGTGTAATGCTCACATGCTCAACTCATTTACACACAGATGCAAGCATGTAGATATGCATCCTACTGAAGTAAAGACCAAGATATGGAAAGCACCAGAGATTGGAGAATGGTTCTATGCAGAAGATTCCAAATGATGTAATTCATGATGGCAATGGTGGATTGACCATTACATGTGATGATTCAGTTTATGTCAAGCAACTGCAAGGTTCTATGCAACGTAACATGCAACGTATATTGGATAAGTTTGCGTCTTTGTCCACAGAACGTAAGGAAGAGGTCCTGACCACTGTGAGAGAACTATGGAAGACGATCAAATAAATGTACTATTGGACTTCCTTCGATTCATCCAAATCATTCTTGATGACTTCAATGCACGTTTAGAATACATTGAGAGAAGCTGTACATGTCGCAAACGCTAACATTGGATTACGCTCCTTTTCCTTATCAGGAACAACTCCATAACAGCCCTGCACGTTTCAAATGCATTGCTGGTGGTAGACGTGTGGGCAAATCCAAGATGGCTGTTGCTGAACTACTCAAGCACTGTCTCACAAGACCTAAAGCTAATGCTATGTGGGTAGCTCCTACACTATCTACATCAAGAGATGTTGGATGGAATGAACTGAAAGAACTGGTCAAAACTATTGAACCATTGGTCAAGAATGTCAATGAGACCAGAATGGAAATGACATTCCTCAATGGCAGTCTAATATCATTCAAAGGTGCTGATAATGAACCTGGATTGCGTGGTCGTAAGATCACTTATCTGGTCATGGATGAAGCTGCATTCATTGCTGAAGACATTTGGAAGAAAGTCCTTCGTCCTTCTTTAGCAGACTCAAAAGGTAGTGCCATTTTAATTTCTACTCCTAATGGTAAGAACTGGTTCTATTACCAATTTCAATATGCTTCAATGGAAAAGAATACCAATTGGGAAGCATTACATTGGCCTACACTGATGAATCCATTGATTTCTGGTGAGGAATTAAAAGATGCAGCACAAGACATGGATACATTGTCATTCAAACAAGAGTTCATGGCTGAGTTCATTACCAGAGAAGGTATGGTCTATGATCAGTTTGATCAGTTGAACATTTTAGAAGATGGTCTCCCATCTCCACATGACTTCGATATCTATCTTGGTATGGACTTTGGTTTTGCCAATCCAAGTGCAATATGTTTCATGGCAGTTGCCAAGGACAATGGTGAAGTAATTCAATTCGATGAGATCATTGCAGCACGTACACCAATTGATCAATTAGAACAAATGATTATCAATAAACTGGCAAGAAATGGTCTATCTTCATGGGATGTGAAGGCCATATACTGTGATCCTGCTGGTAATGCAGAACAATTGGTATCTGGTATTTCTCCAGTGGACTACTTGAGAATGTCACCTCAGAAATGGACAGTGGAATCCAAGGGTTCTGAGATCATGCCAGGAATTGCATTGGTGAGATCCTATATTTGCAATCATCGTGGACAGAGACGTTTCAAGATTACCAATAACTGCATTGGATCAATCAATTCCATTACCTCATATGCATATGCTAAACAAAACACATATACAAGTACTATTAAAGAGGAACCACTGAAAGATGGTAAGTGGGACCATATGTGTGATGCTATTCGTTATTTCTTTGTCAACAAGTTCGACAAAACCAAATGGATTGGTGATACACCCACTTTCATTGATCCCTATGCTAAAGAGAATACTGGAAAGCCAGTGCTGAAAAGATGCAACAAGTGTCGAAATCAATTCGTATCATACACACCAAAAGATCAGCCTCCATATACTTGTCGTGAGTGCTCAGGAGAATTAGCATATGTATAGTCCAGTATCAGCTTTAGATACCGCACCTGTTTCGCTGACCCAGAAAGCTCTGAATCAGAACTTCAATCTTGAGGAAAAGCAGCGTAGAGAAATTGCTGTGAAGAACAAGGATTTCTATTACGGCAAACAAGAACAAGATCTCATATTAGCCAATGAAGATGTTGATCCATTGGTGATGAATCTTACTCGTCCTATCATGACCAAGCGTACCAACATGTTGTACAGTCGTCCATTGAAGCGAGACTTCACTGGTCCTTCTGCCTCAGTTACCCTCTTGGAACAGATCTACAAGGACAATGCCATTGATGCTTTGCTACAGAAAGCAGACCTCATGGCAGAACTTACTGGTTCTTGTCTCATTCATCCACTATACGATGAGACACTCAAAGGTAAGTATCGTCTTGTACTTTACGATGCCTCAGAATTCTCTGCTGCTGGAAATGACAATGATCCTACCACTGCTGATGCAATTTCATTGCTACGTATTGTAGATCACGTTGTAGACAATCAAGCATTTGGACCCAATGGTGCTCTGCCTCAAACTGAAAGAGTTGTTGAACAACAGGTTTGGACTACTGAATCTGTATCATTCTTCACCGGTCCTTCAGCTTCACCAGTGCAGCAAACATCAATGACTCACAACCTTGGTTTTCTACCATTCGTTAATTTCAAAGGTGAAGAAGTTCATAATCAGTACATTGGTTATCCACAAGCAAGTCCTGTGGTAAACATGAATCGCCAAATCAATCAGATGCTGACACATTTGGCATATATGGTTAAGATGCAATCTTTTACTCCTATTGTCATCAGTGGATATAAGAATGGTGAATCCATTACTTGGAATCCAGGTCATATTTTGTCATTGCCTTCTGAAGGTGCGGCAAGTGCATTGTCAATCAATCCTAAGATTCAAGATGTGCTGTATACACTACAGTGGCTCGAAGACAGATTGTATGTGACCTCTTCAGTTCCCAAGATCTCAGTTGAGGGTGGAGAGGGTGCTACATCTGGTAGAGAATTGATGATCAGATGGTTCCCACTCATGCAAGTCTTTCAGGAAAAGACCGTGCGATATGAGCGTTACGAATTACAATTGGCCAATTTAATTCTTGCAATGAATAAGATGCCATTGATCGATGACATTTTAATTGATTGGCCAGAAGAAACAGTTATCCCATTCAATCCCGAGGATGAGAATTTGGAACGAGATCTTCGTCTCAATCTCACCAGTACGGTTGAAGAACTCATGCGTCGTAATCCTCAACTGGATGAAGATGAAGCTACTATTACCATTGCAAAGAACACTAAGCTCAATCAGGAGATAAATGCTAATGCAGAGACGCAAACCCGATCAGACGGCTCCACAGCCAGCTCTCCCGCCAGATCCGAGGCCACAGACAGAACGCGAGGAGGATCCTAATGGCAACCCTAACCCGTAGAACTCCAGATCAGGGATACACAGTAGTCGTACCTACTGGTTCTCAATCTGGCTCACAAAACATTGCCAATAATGGCTATGCATTTTCAAGTTCAATTCTTGCTAATGATCTTGCCTATATTTTGAGTTATCCATTATCACAGATACCACAGCCCCCTGCTATGGGAACCCAAGAATGGTACGATGCCACAGTGGCTTCAGCCTATTCGTCAGCTGGTGGTTTCTATGCTGCCTATCTGGGTCCTCAGTTGTCTTCATTGGCAAGTAAATGGGATACCAGTGGTAAAACTGCTATCAGTGGTGGCAATGTCAATGTAACCATTGACTGGGACCTTGCCAACAAGCAAGCCGAAACTGGTACACCTCAGTGGGCACGTAAGATTCTCAATGATCAAGTTGGTAATGTTCCAGGTTCATTGGCTGACCAATTTCAGCAAGCATTCCCTACAGTGCAAGCAAAACGTGATTACTTCACTGGTGGAAATGACTTCAGTGTAACTGGTACTACAACTGATCCTATTTTGGGACAGCAATTCCAAGCCGGTGTGCATATTGCAACACAGTCTTCAGGACGTGGCGACAATCCTCGTCCAGATGGACAGTGGTTCGATACTCTACCTGAGAATGTATCAGGATATGGTATTCCAGTATTCAGAGCTGGTGAACGACTTATCGACACTGAATATGATGATGAATGGACTGGTACTGGTGCCTATGTGACACCAAGATATAGCTTAGGTGCACCCAACATTCAGTTTGCCACTGCACCTGCTGCACAGGCTGCATCCAATCTGTACTCTCAGGATTATGACAGTATCAAGAATTCATACAATCAATTGATCCAGTATGGGACTGCTAACACTGCCACTGTTGGTGGGTGGACATATGGCAAGGCTGCTACAAGCGCGACCGCGGCTTCTTACAATGCACCACTTCGTGCAAGCGGTGGTACATTTAGTTCAAAAGGGAATTCGTGGTACTGGTGAGCACCCATACTTATATAGGTGAGGATGACGAAGGATCTTTTTCTTATGGGCCAGAAGATCCAACAGATATTGGAGCGTCGATATTTGTAGGGTTAGCTGGTGGCGCACAGATGAAGAGGTCCACTTCTGAATCGGAAGAAGCTTCCCTTTCGAAAACAGTCGTAAAAAGTGGATTAAACTTCGTCATCCAATCCTATTTAAAGAAACTATTTTTTGCAGAGGGGATCTAATGGCAGTCTTAGCACGTCGTTCCAATGTAGATACATCTTGGGTTGCTGACTTTGGCCCTGATGTACAAAACACAGCTGTGATAGCTTCACCTGCTTATACACCTTCAGCCTATTCCAGTTTCGTAGGCGATGTGATGTATAACAATGCTGTACAAAACTACAATCAAAACTATGGGTATGCAAACCCATCAACATTGAGTTCGGGTAGATCACTTGCTGCACAAATCTTGGAGAACATTCCTACCAAGCAGCAATTGAATAATGAATATCAAGCGAAAGCATCTACTCCAATTTACAATGGTCCACTACTCAATCAATGGGATGGACCATTTCTAACTACCAAAGTGAATCTTGGTCTACAAGCAACTACACGTTCACGTGAAGAAATGGCTTCTGGATATCAAGATCTTTGGCCGGATCTATATCAATCATACGTAAGTGGTAATATCAATGGTAGTCAATTGTTCAAGAGTGCATTGACCAAGGCCACTTTATATGATTCAGACAATCTCATGGGGGCAAGTCCAATCAAGTACACTCAACCCACAAAGGTCACTTACAGCTTCAATAAGTCCGGTGGTGGATCTATTAGCTGGAGTGGTGGTAGTTATTACTGGTGATAACTACTATACTATATAATTAGGCTAGATGCCTACCAATTTCCCTGGAGGATAAATGGACAATGAAGCCAAGCAGTTCGATGAGACTTACGTAAAAAGTCTCAGAGAAGAAGCAGCTGGTTATAGAACTCAGGTTCGCGACTTGAAGTCTCAGCTTGAGGACTACAGGAGCCTTGAAGGCCAAATTCATACGTTGAAGATTGAAAACGAATTGTACAGACGAGGCATTGAAGCTGATCCATCTTTTATTCAGCTGAAGCCAAATCAGGCTGTATCAGAAGCCGTAGATAACTTTCTGGCAAAGTATCCACAGTTTGTGCCACAGATCGTACAACCAACTGAACCTACTCCTCAGCCCGCTGAGATTCCGAATACCATTCCACCACAGGCTGGAAATGCGAACACACCCGGTGCTCGTCCTGTAATGTTTGGTGATCGTTCTATCATGGACATGGCGCAGGATCCAGTTGCTCGTCAACAAATTACTGCAATGTATCAGAACAAACTTCACAAAAACCCCGCCGAATAACAAAGGAATTAATTGAATGGCTGTTTCAACAACCACTACATTTAATGACCTGGTAGGTTCGATCGTTTCTGCGAACGCCCAAAGTGCTGCTTACGCGAACAGAGTTTTCCGTCAACTCGTTCGTGGTGAGGCTGTACCTCCTGGCTTCAACAACATTACGATTCCTCGCTTCCAGGCTTTAACCGCTGCTTCACTTTCAGAAGGTGTAGCTCCATCAAGCTCAACTTGGTCGTCTGACGGCGTAGTGCTTACTCCAGTGGAGTATGGTGTCTACGTGCAGATTTCTAAGTCGGCTCTCCATGGGGATCCATTCTCGGATCTCGCTCCATATGGTGACCAGATTGGTCGTGCGATTGCTCAGAAGGAAGATGATCTCATCATCGCTGCTGCTGACTTCACTGAGGCCAAGAACGTCAATGGTGATGCTCTCACCGTTACTGACTTCCTTGATGGTGTAGCGTTCCTCGAGGCCAGCAATGCGCCTGGTCCTTACTTTGCCGTCTTCCACCCATACTCATGGTCGAAGCTTCGCAAGCAGTTCGATGCTGATACATATGGTCCAGTTGGTGTTCAGAACGTTTCTGGATTCGGTGCTGGATTCCCCAACATGAATTCATACGTTGGATCACCATACGGTATCCCTTGCTTCATCTCAAGTCGTATTGCTGCTAACGGTGCAACTCCTACTGCTCGTGACAACCTGCTCTTCAGCCGTGAAGCTCTTGGTTGCGCTTGGGTCAAGGACATTGGCGTTGACGTTGATGACAACGTTGTTGCTCGTGCCATTGATCTCATGGGCTGGATGAGCGTTCACTGTGACAAGCTCGTCGATACCTATGGTGTACGTCTGCTTGACACATTGACCTGATAGGAGGCTGAACAATGGCAACAACTAAGACTTACGGTTCCTTGATCACCAAGGCATTCAACAAAGAAGTCGACTGGGATACCGATACGATCAAGGTTGCATTGGTTAGTAGCTCCTATACTCCAAACCAGGATTCACATGACTACTGGGACGATGTTTCGTCTTACGAAGTTACAGGTACTGGTTACACGGCAGGAGGTGCTACGCTTGCTTCAAAGACCGTTGGATATACCTCAGGTACCAACGTGACCAAGTTTGACGCTGCCGATGTATCATGGACATCATCCACAATTACTGCACGCTATGCTGTAGTTTACCTATCAACTGGATCTTCTTCAACATCAGTACTTATTGCGTATGTTGATTTCGGTTCAGACCAATCGTCAAGTTCAGGTACTTTCTCAATTAGCTGGTCAGCTTCAGGCATTTTCACAACAACTGCCGATTAATACTTGACAACTTGATTTACTGTATGTTACTATAAAAGTTGACTCCCACTTTCGTCAGGCATTCGATTTTGGGAAGTCTCCTCAACGAACGAAGAGTGGCCACTGAGTAGGGTCTCGAACCATCGAGCCAACGCCCCTACTTGGTGGTCACTCTTTTCTATTCAGGAGAAGATATGAGTTACAACACAACCAT